AGTACCACTCATAGCAAGAGCAGAAGCTACATCAGCAGAAGTGATGATGAAGTTGCCCTTTCCTCTACGAGTTTGCTGCGCGATAGCGTTAGCATCTCTCTCGATCTGGAACATAAGTCCCTTAAATTTCTCAACTGACCATCTTCCGTTTGAGTCAACGTCTAGGTCAAAGACACCAGCGTTAGCAACGTTGTTAGCAGCACCAGACTTAGCGACTGTGTATACTGTACGAACAACTTCACGGTTGATTTCAGCAAGGATCTCACTAGACAATAGGTTAGCAAGTTCCTGCTCTGCATCAAGACCATGAATTGCCTTCAAGTCTTGTGAGAGTTCTAGTGTGTATTCTGCTTTCAAAGCACGAGTTTTAGCGGTAACCGCTGTCTTCTCGATACTGAAGCTCATTTCGTTGAATAAGGTTGAACCTGATCCAAGAGTTTCAGCGTCTTCTCTGGCAATTCCTGTTGTACCACGCTCATAATTAGCAGCAGTTGTACCGCCACCAGAGGTATCGTTAAGAAGTCCTGGGTTAGCGTCGGTAGTTCCACCATCTCCTAGAGGATAGGTGTTGTCTCCTGTATTATTAGCAGAAACCTGATTGTATGCTCCTGGTCCTTTTGAGGATGCAGAGAAGTTTGAATCAGATTCGTTGTAGAGAGCCTCTGGACCTGCACGTAGTGCTGAACCAGTTTCTTGATAATGACTCTTCATCGCAAAGATTAGTCCAGTAGGACCACTCATTGGTTGAACACCGCAGATATCGTATGCTACGAGGTTAGGCATAGCACGACGAATCAAGCTGATCATCACTGGATCGAAACCAGCAAGTCCACCAGTCTTAGTTGTAAGACCTGAACCTGATAGTCCGTCTCCTCCGATAGCACCTACAGTGTTAGAAGCTTCATTGATCATTCCACGTTCTTCGCGGATTGATTTTTCTGTATTTTCTAAAAGAACAGCTGTGACCGCCTTTCTATAATTGTCTTTGATGGCTCCTGCGCCTTCATGACCTAGAACAGGGTCCCACTTTTCTGTTAGAGCCTTAGCATTAAACATTTTTCTAACTTTAAGTTTATGGGGTTAATATTATTTGTTCCAACGATTTAGTGCATCTAGATATGCTCCCATAGATGGGGTTACATCTTGATCCACTCCTTCGACTGGAGTTTCATTCGCAACCTCAGATGGGGTTACAGTTGATTCCTTGAAGTAGCTCTCTTTGATAGTCGTAACTTTCTTAGAGAAGTCCTCTTCGGAAACGAACTCGATTCCCTCTGCGAGAGCCGCGAGTTTTTCTTTCTGAGTATCTGCCAATCCTTCTGAAACATTCTTCAGAATAACAGTTTTTGCAGACTCGTTAAGACGATTTTGAAGTTTCACGTTAGCTTTGACCTGTTCGTCAAGGCGGGTTTCCATCTCATGTACTTTCTTAACACTATCTTCTACCATATCAACTTTATCATCTGGTATGGAGATGTAGTGTTCTTCAAAGAGATTCTTCAGACCTGCAATGAAGTCTTCAGTAATCTCATTTCTTATTCCGCGATCAACAGCTACTTGATTCTCTTCAAGCCATTGACTTACGGCGTAATTCACTGTGCCATTAACCTCTTCTGAGAGTTCAGATTTTGCTTCCTCAATCTTCTTCTCGGTTTCTTCGGCAAAGTGTTTTACAAGCTTGTCGTACTCTTCCTTGAGTTTTGCTTTCACAGCAGCCTCGAAAATTGTCTTAGCTTTCTCTGCAAACTCTTCGGTGAGTTCTGTTCCCTCTAATAGGGCTTTGATGTCATCGGAAACGTCGAGCTCAAAACCAGCATGGATTGGATATGTTACTTTACCACCATCTCCTGTTCCGTATGCTACCTGAGTACCAACTGTAGGTTGTGTACCTTGATCACCAGCATCATTGATGTTAGAAGTTTGAGCAGTTCCATCGCTTTGTGCTGCCTTAGCTCCTACAGGAGCGGCTGCCTTAGCACCTGGATTCTCTTCTCCATCTTCATCATGCTCGTTAGGTGTCGTTGAACTTCCACCTAAGTCAGTTACTGACTGCCCACCTGGAGCTGCGGATGGATCAACTTTAGGTTGAGTTCCTTGATCGCCAGCATTGCCAGTATCGGCAGTCTGTGCGTCAGAGACTTGGGAAGGTTCGCTACCAGTACCAGGGATAACTGTCGCTTGTACAGTAGGCATTGGATCCTGACTGTTCTCCACAACTATCTCTTTCTCAGCCGCAAACTTCTTGAAGTTTTCGTTCAGTTTATCTGACATTTTTGAGTTCCCTCTTAAGTTTCCGTGTAATTATCTAAGTTTATTTATTCATTCAAAGTTTTGAGAGAAAATCTCCAAAGATTTGTAGAGTTTTTTCCTCAAGGCCACGGCGACTTGCCGTATCCAATTGACCCTTATATTTAGCAACTTCAGTTTCCTTTAGGATACCATTGCTCCACACCCACTCTTTACCTTCCATGATTCCGTTAACGAAAGCATCAGGTGCAGATGGATCTGCAACAATATCAGCCGCTGTTGTAAGCATAAAGTCATCTCTAACAACTGAAACATTTTCAGTTTTATCAATGCTTCCCATCCCTCTAGAGGATACGCCTAATTGAACTCCTTCTCCTAAAAGAGATTTGGCAATCTTACCCATTGGGGTATCAAGGATCTGTGCCTTACCATAGAAGTTGTTACCTTCTGCGCGGAGTTCTGTTATTCTATGAGAGACTCTATCTAAATTAATAGTAGGTCCATCAGGGTGACCAAGTTCGCCTAATGCTCTCTTAGTCTTTACATATTCCTCAGTATACCTTTCAACTTCTCTACTGAGAGTTGCAATAGGATACTTTCTACCATTGCGATTCACAATCTCTGATTGTAAAAAGACACCTTCAATGTAGAGTTTTTTATCAGCACCTTTTCCTTCAGTGATGACCTTTACATTTTCAATCTGTTCCGTTATCAGTTTCATTTGATGGTTCCTCTTCTCCAGTAGGTTCTTGGAAATATGTGTTTGCTACAACTTTCTTGTAGTCTGCCATAGCATCATTTGATTTGGCAAACAACATGTCTTGTATAGCGTCTATAGCGGTAGCTCTTTGTTTATCAGCAATGCTGTTAACAATATCAACCACCCCTACTTCTTGTTTAACTTCATTTTTTTCAGTCATAATATTAAGTTAATATGATTATTTAGTAGAATTAGAAGGTTTAGCCGCAGGTTTAGGAGCAGCTTTCATCTTTTCTATCTCTCGTTTGTGATCATCTTCCGCACTTTGAGCTTCCAATTCAGGAGCAAATGCATCATTCTGACGATCCATTGTATCAAATGTATTGACCTCAGTAGGAGACATAACCATTCCTAGTTCAATCTCCTTATTCATTTGTTGTTCTATTTCCTTATACTCCTTATCCTTTTGCTGAAGTACGTTTCTACGAACGTATTCAATAGAGAAATACTTTCCTACAAATGGATCCATTTGAGTAACAGTCAGCATACGCTGGTTCTGCATTTCAATTTCTTTTAACTCATTGAAATGATTATCAAAGAGGAAGTCATATTGAATATGCTCCTTCATATCATCCCAATCGTCAGGAGCAATTACTCCTTTGAGAATAAGTTGAGTCTTGAGTATGTCTTGGAATAACTCAGAGAATCTCTTACGTAATCTACCAATGAACTTAGTGAACTTAAGTTCGTCACGGAGGACTTCCGTAGTCTTGCCAAGATTAAAACCTTTGTTATCGTCAGTAAGGCGAGATGGTGGAAGGTTAAGCGAGTTATATAACTTCTTCTTAAAATATTCAACGTCTTTAAGTTCTCCAAGATTTTGTCCTCCAGGTAATGTGGTGATCTCTGTTCCTCTACCACCCTCTCTACGAGGTAACCAAAAATCTTCAAGCATACTCATATGCTTTTTATCGTCACGCATCTCACCAGTGTTAGCATCATACACTAGCTTGTTTCTATAGCGAGACATTGTATCACGTAGGTATTGCTCTGCTTTAACCTTTGGAAGGTTACCTACATCAATATAAAAAATTCTTCTTTCAGGAGCACGAGAAAGTCTGTATATAACCAACGCATCTTCAATCATGCGGAGTTGATTTAGAGACTTGATTGCTTTATGTAAGAATCCAAGAGTCATTCTCTTGTTAAGATCTTGCAATCCAGATGGAATAAAGGTAACAGAATCAACTGCCATCTTAATACCCTGAGACAATGACATGTCTCCAATAGGTCCAAGAGTACCACCTTTATAAAAACCTTTTGGATTATATAAGAAATAATCTACGAAGGTTCCATATTCAACTTCTAATGCTGTTCCTTTTATTGCCTGTCTCTCAACAGAACTCTGTGCTTTATTTTGATCTAACTTCTGACGAACTCTCTTGATCTTCATGGGATCAATGTAGCGGAGTTCTGTAATACCCTTCTTAGGATTCTCTAAATCTATTACTTTATGATAAAAAAGTCGTCCGTCAATGTACCATGAACGAACGATCTCATGAGCTCTATTATCAAAATTTAGAAGACGCTTGATATAATCAAACTCAGTTCTAATTTTGTTTTTTACTCCAGCACCCATACCTAGATTGTCTAGGTTAATTTCTACTGGACTATCGTAAGCATCACTTACAATAAATTCATTTACTACTTCATCAACTGCACTATCAACTTCAGGATGAATTGCCATGTCGCGATAACGACGAATCATCTCAAACTCATTACGTGCTTGATTATCAGTATCAACGTATGTTCCATAATAGCCACCTGCTGCTACAGCAATAGGCTCATCGGCTTGAGGAGGGACAGGGGATTGACCCTTCTTTCCCTCCTTCCGATTAATCTGGAAGCCAAATAACTGACTCATAACTAATTCCGTTTAATACTCTTCAAATAGTATTTATTATACCACAGGAATTGCACTTACGCCAGCTCTGGAATCATTACCAGCACCAGCAGTAAAGTAAGAGTATTGGAATTCAACTGAGAACTCTTCAATTTGGTCGTTGCTATCATAAGCAAGATCAATTTGAGAGACATTAGTTGGGAAACAATACTTGAGATTATACTCTCTTAATACTGAACCTGTTGCTGAAGAATCTTTCTCTAACTGTTTAACTCCAAGATCTGCTGTATAACCAGAAGAATTATTAGGAGTGAATAGTTGAGAAGTATTCTCTTCGTGTGTGTTAATACTATTAGCCCACTCTTCAAAGAACGAACGGAGTTTGAAGTCCTTATCGTTAAAGAATGTTGCAGTCCAAGTATCGAAGGTGCGATCACCAGCGATCTTAACTGTTCTTCCCCTGAACGGAACTTCGATTACACCTAAGTTTGAACCAGGAAGTGCTGCGGATTTACAGAGTAAGTTTACTAGATCTTGATCTTCTACCTGATCCTTGCTTAATGCAGCAGGGAACTGGATGTCGATCAGATACATATTGGGCTTTACACCTTGCCCAATAGTTTGTAAAAATTCTGATACGTTTGACCTTGCCATTTTTAGTTGCCTCTTTAATGTTTATCTAGAATAATAATTATCTACCAACAACTTCACTGAAGTTAACTCCAGTTCTTGTTGCAGTAACAGTAACAGTAACATAGTTAATTGAACGAGTTGGCTTGAGGAATAGTTCAGCAACGAACTCATTTCTATCAATCACTTCAGGGGTATTGTTACTCTCGTCACAAACTACTAAGAAGTCTGTAACACCTCTACGTGCCTGTACCTCAGAAAGGTAAGAACTAATAGATGCATTAAAGTTACTACGTGTAGTAAAGTCATTCTGTTCAAAGAGTACTCCTTCTGCTAATGCTTTAGCTCTCTTCTCAACATTCAGGAATAAACGACGAACGTTAATTCTGTCGAATGCAGATGGAGAAGCAAGTGCAGTCTTGTCACCAAATAGTACTGGACCTGAACCAGGCATTGATACTATTGGGTTAATTCTACTTGTATACAGATCGTCACGCTGTGCCTTATTAGGATTGAAGGCAAGTTTAACAACGTTCTGAATACCACCACGACTCATTCCAGCAGGAGAGAACCAATCATCAAGAATGTTAGAAGTAGAAACACAAGTACCTGCGACATCACCGTTACAACCGATATAACGATACTTATCGTTGAAGCGGTCATATGTATACTTGATACCACTATCGAGTACAACGTATGAACTAGATGCAATATTGTCAAAGAAAGTTATTGTATTAGTTAACTGTGTTCCTGGAGCAATAGCTGATCCACCAGATGTAGCAATCTGATTTCCTACGAATGGAGAAATGAATGCGACACAATCTTTTCTACTATTAGCAACACCAGCAACTGCTTGTGCTTTAGTAACTGTATCATTTTCATTAGCCATTGAACCACCCATGATTACAAAGTCAACTGTTGTTTGCTCTGTATCAAGGAATTCGTTATATGCTGTTTGAATTTCTCCAGCAGTATAAGCATAGTCATCAACACCACCACTAAGTGCTCCACCAGCTTCAGGAAGAATCCTTGCTAGTTCTACAGGTGATCCAGATGTTGCTCCATAAGATGCAGCAGCAGAACCAGAGTTCTCACCTTGAGCTGCGTGCTCAGTAGCACCTAAGTCTGCACCAGCATAAACGTAATTAGAAAATTCGTTTACTGCATCTTTCCAATAAGATGATCCACCTTCAGGTGTCTTACCATCAGATAGTTTTGAAAGATATGTTTGACGCTCAACCACTGTGTTGTTACTTTCATCAATAACAGCAACGTGAACTTCGTCATTTGACAGGTAACGCTCTGAAGCAAATGCAGATGTTCCTGGTCTAGGAGCAATTGATTTGTAAGTTAAACCTGTTGATCCGATTGTTTGTGAGTTCCAATCGAATGCAGCAACAGTAGCACCACCAGTAGCGGTAGGAGCAACTGCGCCATTTTGAATGATGTCTGCTGTGTTAGTTGTTACAGAAACAATCTCATGTGCTGTACCGTTACCATCAGTATAGTTTGCACCAACAGCCCAACCA